CTTCGCAGTCTACGCTGGCGTCTTGCACCTTCAAGAGCTTGACGGTGGCAGTATCGTTTCCGTTGAGGTCGGTGTTAAGTTCCAGCACCCTCCACAGAGCCCCGTCGATGTAATACTTGTTATTCCACTTAAAGGTGATAAGGTCGTAATTCGTGAAGGTGATGGTACACTCCAAGATGCGGGAACTCTCGGCGTACAGCTCCCGGATATAGTCCTTCCAGTATGTGTAATACAACGTGTTGAGCGGGTTGCACTGCTGCGGCACAAAGGCCGCCTCCATACCAAAGTTCAAATCCTTGTCTGTTAGGGTCGGGTTGTTGGCTGAGTAGGGAGAGAAAAAAGGAAAGAGCGTGCTGGGTCCTGTCGTGGTGCCTGTGTCGTTACGCAGATACCACTCACCAAAAGAGGTCACCGTGCCACCCCAATAGGCGAGCATGGCCAACGGGTTTTCGATGCCGCTCCCGTCAGTTTTTAGGCTTCGGTGGATGGGGAAGGAACTGCCGGGGACAAGGCTCAAAATATAGTTGCCCAGCTTGGTCTCTATCTTTTTGTCTCCCGTCGCAAAGTCGTTCTCGCTGTCAAGGACGCGGTGTGCTCCGTAGACGCGATCAAGGGAGCGCTCTACCTCGTCGGAGATAAAGTCTAACCCCTCGCGGTACGTCCACTGGTACTCCTTGAATTGAATATCCGTAGTTGGTCGCAGGGTCACCGACTTGTCCCGAATGACTTTCCCCGTCCAGTCGATTTGGTCGCCCGTGTCGAAGTAGTCGTCCCACGGCTCCACGATAAACTCGTTAGGGATACCCGACGGGATGAATACGAGGTTGAACATCTTTTGAAGCGACAAGAGGAAGTCTACCTGCTTGAGCTCGGGCATATTCTTAGCGAGGTTTACGTCCTGACCTGACAGGGGTGGCCCCACATTGCGGAAGACGAGGGATGTGGTAAACGGGTCGCCCACAGTGGGTGTCCCTGTGCCGCCCCCATAAATCTTGGCCGAGATGCCGTTGGTCTGCTTATAGATTTGAATCTCGTCGCCTGCTTCGAACAGGAAGCCTTGTCCGTTGACGTACTTATTGTCAAGGGCTCCCCCAGCCGAGGCCGAGGCTAGAAGGGTGCTATCCCATACCAGCTCGACAGAGTTTGAGAAGGCGGGGAAGCCTAAATACGTCGAAGACGTTTGTGTGGTATCGACGAGCGTGCCGATAGAGCTGCCGTTCTTGTAGAGGTACACCTTCACAAAATGGGAGGCGGTAGTACCCACTTCCCACTTACACGAGAACACCATATCGTAGTATCCCGTGTAGGGGACAGTGTATTTGGCTCCTCCTGTGTTCGTCCAGTTGCTTCCTACGTCGTAAGCTCCGGCGATGGTGTCAACCAATGCCAAGGCGTTGAGAGGTGTGGTGCCCGATACGTCACCATCGAGGCCCACCCCGGCTGTCTGGTCTGTTTCGTCTTCGGGATTGATGCTTGCGTTGCCGTTGTAGGCAGGCAGGTAGATATTCCCAAAGTCTGTGCTATCGAAAAAGTCGGAGACGTAGGACAGCCCCGCGTCCTCAAAGATTTGGTCTACCAAACTCCTCGCCCGGATGAATGGCGTAAGCTCCCCCTGCCATAGTCCGTCGTCACTTGTCCAAGGTGGGTTGTCGGGAAGGCTCCAGTTGAACCCCTTGTCGATGAGGCCGTATCTGACGTCGCCCGAGAAGAGGCTGCCTAACCAAGAGTTTTGGACGTTGGTAATATTGAGCTCGTGATCGTAGTCCCCCAAGTTGAGGTCGGAAAGTAGCTTGTCTCCAATGGCCTTGGTCATGTTGATTCCATCGGCGAAGAAGACCACCTCTACCTCTTTGCGGGCTCCCGTCGTCTTAACGCTCTTGACCTGGATATATCCCTCAATGACAGGGTTGTCATCGGTGCCAAGAGCGGCGGGATATTTCTGTTTAAAGAAGAGAGTGCGTTGTTCTAATTGTTCATCGCCTTGCGGTATATATCCAGCCTTATCAATAAGCCCAAAGCGAAATTCTAGATTCGCTTCTAGGGGCAGGCTCATCGTCTGCGTGAAGCTCCCAATAGGGGCTTGTATATCTCTGACGTCCGCAAACCTTAGGGCATAGTTGACGGGCTGCGCTTGGTAGTAGTCTTGACGCACAAACGACTTGTTAACTGCGCCAGCTTGTAGATATAGGTTCAACATAGCAGCGCCTGACTTACTTCGACCTCAATACGGATAGGGGCGAGGCGGCTGGAAGCCTGCTCGTGGGTATAGTTGGTGGTCTTCAAAATACAGGGGTACCACTTTCCGTCGTAGCGCACCATCATGTGGGTGGCTGTTACGGCTGTCTTGAATAGCTCTCGTTCGGCCTGTGTGAAGAAGTCCTCGGACAAGCTAAAAGACCTTTTTCCAAAAGACTCTTGTCGAGTAAACTCGGGAAAAAACTTATTAGAACTATTCGGATATTCTTGGCCGCTTGAAAAACCGTCAAAAAACTTGTTTACCACGAAACTTTCACGCCCAGAGACATCGTACGAGTCTTGTACCCTGCCGTCGAAGCGCAACATCTCGGCGCCCTTGGTGCCTATCCAGTATAGTTGTGCGGGCTTGTGCTTATGCGGTCTGCAATCGGGATACACGCGGATGGCTCTGCCCTTTTGGGCGTCGTCATCTGAGCTGTCGACAAGTTTGATTTCGATATAGTCCCACGGCTCGACATTGATGTCCCATCCATTGAGCCAACCTGCATTATCCTTGATATTGGCTGGGCCGATGGGTATTGTCATCATGGTTCCGCTTGAAAAGCTATTTTGGTCATCCGGCTTATCCAGCGTAAGAAAGTCTTTCGCCTGCCCTCTATGGTATATGGTGTATTTCACCTCGTCCCAGCTCGCCTCGTTGGTGTTCTTGCCCGTCTCAAACTCGTAGGAGTAGTTTCCAAGGTAGAGGGCGTTGGCCACTCCTTCATCTTCGAGAGCCATGTCGTAACGGATATAGGCGTCCGTCACCTCACGATCTGTGAGCCATCCCTTGACAGTGGGAGAGATGGGGTAATATTCAAAGATGCCTACATATTGGTCAAAGTTCCATTTTTGCTTCTTACCATAGTTGAGGGGCAAGTAATTAAAAGAACCTTGCAGGGAGCTCTTAACGCCGCCTGTTACACTATAGATTTGAAATTGCCAACCGTCGCACGCTGAAAACATAACCTGCGGCGCCTTTGCGGATGGGAAGGGGGCCTGCACAGTGTTAAACACATAGTATGGGGTCTCTATATTTGGAGCCTCTATATACTCAGCAATGTTTATTTGGGCATTGTTATTAGTTCTTGACCTTGGAATGACGTAAAAGGAGGAACGAAGAATACCTGTGGTGTCGTCAGGTGCATAAAAGTACACCTCTACAAGCCAAGAGTCTATCGTTACGGCACTGTCAAACCATCTAACCAGAGGCCTTTGTCTTCGCTCTACGGGCGAAGCCGGGGGCGGTGCAGCGAAAGTGCTAAAAGAGAAGGCCATTTTACTTGGGTTTGATAGTGAGGTTGCCCACCTTAAAGGAGAGGCTCTTTACGAGGTCTTGGGCTAGGGCTTCGCCCAACTTGTCGGTGTATTGTGGTACGATGCTTTCCAGAGCCACGGAATAGTATCCCAGCCCTGCGATGCCGTTGCGCTTGATAGAGCGAGCGATAAGGAACGCGGCACTATTAAGGCGGCTCTCGGTGGCTCTGACGAACCTCCCGTCCTTATCGCGCACCCGGATAGGCTTCGCCTTCATCCACTGCAAGATGGCGCTGGTTGGAGGTTGCTTGCTTCGATACGAGAATGGGGCCCCGCGATTCTTGCGGGTGCCATTCACACCCCAATGGATGAAGGCAGCGTAAGGGAGCGGACTCCCAAACGCCACCTCTCCATCTTTGATAGAGTACGTCAGGGACTTCTGCAAGGAGCGCGAGGCGACACCATAGGAGCGGTTCTTTCCAATCCTACGGGAGCCGAGCGTACGCTTGGCGGCTAGGTTTACCTCGTCGGCAAACTCGGCCAGTACCTTATCGAAGTCCTCGGTGTTCACTTCTTGCTCTTGCCGAGGATGACAGCTTGCAAAATACGCTTGATGAGGTCGACGACGTTATCGTCTTTCTCGGTCTCTGTGAGTGCGGTGATCGTGCCAGCGGCAGCGATAACGGCGAGGGCAATTTCTGCCCAGTTTTCCAAAATAAATTCCATCATTTAGAGGGTGTTGGTGAGTTGTTTTCGAGGGTGTCTACCTTGTCTTGTAGGGTCTCAATTTCTGACAATCGTTCGTTGACAAAATCTACGAGGCGGTTAAGCATCGCGAGCTGTTCTTTGCCCGTTACGCAGGCTTTCTCTTCGTCGGTAAAGGTGAAGGGGTTACGCATGGGTGATGTCGATTTGGATGCTTTGCGGCTTTACTACGATGGTGCCGGGATTGATGGCTACGTTTAGAGTGATGGTGGCAGAGTTCGCGAGCTGCCAGAGGCGCAACTCTCCCACCGTGCTTGTAATTTGGTACTCTGTTTCTACTCCGTTTCCAATGATTGAGGGGGTAGTATATGTTGGAGCAGTAAACCACCCCACC